GCGGTCGCTACCAGCCCCTACAGGGCCTTGAACAAGGTTATTGCCACTGGTTCCCGACAAGATCGCGCTCTGCGTCCTGGTGGGCCCCCCACGGCTCTTATCGAGGCTTCTAGGCAACGCTGCAATGAACTCCACCCCGGCAACCTCCCCCGCTTGCTCCAGATCCTTCAACAGCGTCTTACTGTACTCCTCCTCGCTCGCGCAAGACTCCCCCCTCTGAAAATCGACCAGCGGAAGCCTCGTATCTGGAAACCACCGATAGGGACTCACCGCCCGCACCAAATTCCCCTCATACTTCACGAACTCCTGCCACTCGCTACCAGCTCGTACCTCGCTGGTAACACCTGCAATAGTAATTGTCGTCGGTTCCGTAGGCACATACACCCTGCTCAACTTCCTGGTCCACGAGCACTCCAGTACACCCATTCCAAACCTCCCCGTATCGAGCAAATGCTGAAAAAGCAGCATATTCCACTGATTCGCCCTCGTATCCCTCTCCAACACCTTCTCACTATCACGGTACTTCGTACCGTAGTCTTCGTCCCCCGTGGGAAGCAGCTCATAGAACGACCTATTCTGTGTAAAAAGCATGAAAAGGAAGCTCGCGAACGTCATGACCTGCGCAAACGTCGTCGGCACGACCATTTTCACCGGTTTATCCCTCTTAGTCATCTCAACGTCATTCTTGTCAGCCTGCCGCTCCCCCTTATAGATCATTTGCTGATTGTCCCAGTCCTCATATGACTTGCACATCTGACTCCGTGACATTTTCACGAGCTTCATCACATGATCCAACAAATCCTTGTGAAAATCCGACAATTCCCCCGACTCCTCACTCAACTCATCAATAACATCCTGGTTCATGACTAGAGTTTTCGAATGACGACTTTGTCGATCTCGGCGATCTGCCGTTTGACGAGTTCCTCTAAATGACTCCAACTTCGTCTAGTTTTAATCGCTGAAATATTACTCTTTACTGTATTATATTGTTCCGCTGCATCCATCAAGCCCCTATTATACGCTTCTTTGTGGTTGTCAGACTCACTTCCCAAATGTAAATGCTCATGATTGACACAATTAGGATTATCGCAATCATGTAAAACGTGCATACCTTCAGGTATTGGGCCTACAAACACCTCGTATGACACTCTGTGAGCATAGTAAAAGCGCCATTTTCCGTTCCCGTCCTTTAAACCAAATCGCCCATAGCCTTTCGGATTCGTTCCTCCTATCCAATTCCAACATCCAGTATCGATATTGATGTCAATATACCGTTTAAAGCGTTCTTTGTCTGACAGGCACAGTTTCATTGTATGACAGGCTGTAAATCTAACAGATTCTGATTCATCCTGACCGCAAATGGTTTGCGAATATAGTCCGAGTCACTTGGTGGTTCAATGTATGACAAACCATTCAAAACTGCTCTGTATAAGTTTTCGAGCATGTGATTATCCTCGTCTCGCGGGACGTTTTTCTTCGGGTCATACACATAATGCGTAAATTCGAACAGAGTCTGTGCCAAACCCGGCGAAAAGAAAATTGTCGGCAGCCCATTGTGATCCCGCTCGCTAAGGCGCTCGCGGACCTTGTTGATTCCAAGCGCAAGATCCTTCGATGCGGGTTCAAAAAACAAGTCGTATTTCGCGAGTTCATCTATTATTGACTCCTCAGTCACCGGGTGGGGGACAACCGCCAGCTTATCTATCTCATAATCCGCGACAAAATACCCCTTAGTCTTCTCCAGAACTGCTTTAGCCACAGGATCGATGAGATTATCCGAAAACAACTCATCAAATACAAACACCCGACCCTTCGGGTCGGTGGCGAAAAATAGCACAGCCTGCGGCAACCTTATATGATAGTCCCACCACACTCTGATTGTGTAATTTCCGGGTGGCGAGTGATAATCGATCCACCCTGCAGGTGGGTCGCAAAGCACATGAAGGTCATACACGAACTCCTTATAGATCAGCCCTGCCATATTGAGCGGCAGTCCAAAAAGTCTGCATTCCCGCTCCTCCCTGTTCAGCCCAGCTTCAAACTCCGCAATAGCCTCCCTGGAATTGTACGGATTGTCATATACACTCCAGGTAATCATGAAGCGGCTAGCGCCGCCGTCGGAAAGTTTGTCGAACTCCAGGCCTTCCGGTGCCGACTCGACCACATGCTGAGCGGGCGGGACAAACTCATCGTTCAGCCACATCTCGCTCAGCGGCGTGCAGTTCACCCAGAACTTCCCATTGCGGTCCACCAGCCCACGCTTGTGCGCCACAAACATGGGCCGGGGACACGGTTCATCAAGATGAATAAAGTCCCACGAACTCGACTCCGCAGACATGTTCGCATGCTTATAACTTTCCACAGTGTCCACATACAGAACCGACTCACCACCGCCGAACTCCGTCAGCCTCTTCACAGGAATCTGGTCCACATGCCCACCCCGGCTAACATGCGGCTTGCCCAGCGCATCCCTGGGAATCAGCTTAAACAATTCGCCCCAGTTCTCATAGCTCCCCACCCGGTTCGTAAAGATTTCGGTGCATTTATCCCAGTCATTCACCAACAACAGTCCCTTGACCGGATAAACCGGGATTCCCTTGGTCACAAGTTCGCAATTCTGACCCCCAGCGTGATGTCTAACAACATTCCGTCCTCCATCAAGTACGTCGAATGAATGCTTGTACCATGTTCGTCCACCAAGCAACCACGCCACATCCTCGGCAGCCCCACACTTCGTCTTACCTCCTCTATTCCCTGTTCTACAGTACCTGCCAGTCTTATGGCCAGCAGCATGGAACTTATCTTGCTTCGCGTGTGGCCGATAGAAGTCGATTCCATAGCTTTGCCTCAGCTGTTTTGCACGACGCAACCGCTCGCCCTCAGCCCTCAGCTCGTTCATACGAGCCATAGCCTCCAGCCTCTTCTCGTCCGCTACCCGCGCAAACTCAGTATCCACCATCACTAATACGTTTGAGTTGGCGCCGGCTTCTCCTCACCTTCGGCGGTTGGTTTCGAAAATCCCGGCTCATACACCAACTCCTCCTCAGGCACCGGCTCAGGCAGCTCCTCCGGAGCCAACGGTTCCACCGGACTCCCGTCCTCCTTCGCATACTTCCCGGCAAACTCCCCCTCATTCACGACCGTCGTTCCCCCGGTCGTCTTAACGATCCACTTACCACGATCCACAGTAACTTTCTGACTCCTCGGGTCCTTCCCTTGCAAGCTCAACTCCACCGTCTTCCCACTCACCTTCCCATAATCCTCGCCCCCCACATACTTCACAATATCTTCCCCGTTCTCCCCATCGAATTGCATCGCCTCTACCTGCGGAACCTTCTCCTTAAAGATTTCGCCCTTCACTTCTTCATCGCTCATAATATTTCTCCTTTTACATTAGTCCGTCTCGCCTACGCTTCGCTTCGGCGGTTACGGCACTGGTTTATCAACAAACAATTCACTTACGCAGGCGTTGTAGCCGGTCCCACATTCTCCTCGAAAATTATATTAAATTCGCCATCACTAACCACATTAAAGGGTCCACCCCGCTTCGGTATCAACACCCACTGTCCCGGATACATCTCCAGCTTCTGGCTTTGTGTACTCGTCCCCTGCAAACTCAACATCACCTTATCCCCCACCACCGTCGCATAATCTGGTCCCCCAACAAACGCAATCACATCCACCGCGTTCGCACCATCGTACTGTAGCGCGTCCCACGTATACGACCTCCTCCTATATGTTGCAGCTGGTTTAGCCATAATGCTCACTTCTCATTGCAGTGGATAATCCTCACTCGCCACTCCCGGCCAGCATCTATAATGCCACCTCGTCCGATCACTCGATCCTCCCACCTTCGGATCGGGATCTAAACCAAAAAACTCCGCCACCGCCATACTGGCTTCGCCAAGGTGATTTGACGGTCCCACATCACAACACACACACTCCAAACTCTCTCCCGTCTTATTGTCCGTAATCAGCATCCTGCACCCCATAAACTTCGGCGGCACACTCATCCTCACATTCCCAGGCACCACACCAAACTCCACAAACTCGCTATCCACGTACCTCCTCGCATCGTATTCACCAAAACCAGAAACTAAATAAGCCGTAGTGCTCAGATGATATCCCGGCCACGGCGCCTTCGCACCCTGACCCTTCTTCTGCACATACGGTTGACCACTATCAGTAGTGACGACGCCCCACCAGTTCCCCGGATATCCAGCATTCGCCAAATTATCCAACGGCTCAGTCCCCGCCGGACCATAAGCGTGCGGACATCCATCTGCATCAATAGTAAGTTCGCCAGTCCAATGAACTGAACCATCATCATCCTGATACACCGGAACTCCTCCAAC